CTTCAGAAACTAAAAGGAATGAGACACAATGAAATTTTAGTTGAAGGAGAGTGGTTTGCTCGTGAAGGTACAGAGTACAGATATGATTTAACTTTTGAAGGTAGACAACAATACTTCAAAAGAAATAATACAGGTAATGATTCAAGTAATTACTTCCAACAAAAGAATCGTTGGAGTGTAGATGGAACAATTGCACCAGGCCCACATAGAACATGGGAAAGTCATAAGTTTATGACAACATTAATTGGGTCTGCGTACTCTCTAAAGTTACCTAAGATTGATAAGAGTGCATTTCGTGTAATGATTGGATTGAGAAAGTATATTTGTTCTCAGTTCAAACCGAATGTGGCAAAGGTATTGTATGATAAGTTAGAGAGTAAAAGTATCTTAGACTTTAGTGCAGGTTGGGGTGATAGACTTGCAGGATTCTATGCAAGTGAAACAGGTGAGTTTTACATGGGTATAGACCCACGAAAAGAAAATCATCCCATCTATCATGAACAATCAGAGTTCTACGATAAACACAGAACTATGTTTGAAGTTCCTAAGAAGAGTATGTTTGTAGAACATCCTGCAGAGGATTTTGAATACAAAAAGAATTCTTATGATACGGTCTTTACATCACCACCTTATTTTAATGTTGAGAGATATAGTTATGATGATACACAAAGTTGGGTTAGATATAAAACTATTGATGAGTGGAATAAAAACTTTTTACAACATACACTAAAAAAAATATGGCCTTCTATCAAGAGAGGTGGATATTTATTAGTGAACATAAGTGATGTTTACGCAAGTAGTGGTGGTAGTAAGAAGTGGTTAGAGATATGTAATCCTATGAATGATTTCTTAAGTACACTAAGTGATTCAGAGTATCAAGGTTGTATTGGAATGGAGATGGCTAAACGACCTAATAGTGGTGGGGCAGGAACAGCATCAGAAGATAGATACAAAGACGAAACAAAGGAACTGGCAGAACAGACGAAAGATAAAACATTTTGTGAACCAATATGGGTATGGAAAAAGTATTAACAAAAAGGAATAACATGGAAGAAATTAAAAACACATTATGGGTAGAAAAATATCGGCCGTCGAAACTTGACAGCTACATAGGTAACCAACACCTAAGAAGTAAAGTCAAGGTCTACATCGAGAGTGGAGATTTACCACACCTTTTACTATACGGACGTGCTGGTACAGGTAAAACCACTCTCGCTAAATTACTTGTTAATAATATAGAGTGTGATTATCTATATATTAATGCATCTGATGAGAATAGTGTGGATGTGGTTCGTGATAAAGTAAAGAACTTCGCATCAACATTAGGGTTCAAGGATATGAAAGTGATTATCTTGGACGAGTGTGATTACATTACACCAAATGCTCAGGCAGCACTAAGAAATCTAATGGAAACATTTAGTAAGAATTGTAGGTTTATCTTAACTTGTAATTATGTTGAGAGAATCATTGACCCTATTCAAAGTAGATGTCAATCATTTCAAATTATTCCACCAGATAGAAAAGAAGTTGCAGTTCATTTAAATACCATCCTAACAAAAGAGGGAGTTAAATCAGATATTGAAGATATTGTAACCATAGTTAATGGTGGTTTTCCTGATTTAAGAAGAGTGATTAATGCCGCACAAAGACAGGTGGTTGATAATAAGTTGGTTATTGATGAGGGTATGAGTATTCAGAATGATTACAAGAACCAAGTATTAGAAATCTTGAAAACACAAGATAAGAAGAATTGTTTTAAAAATGTAAGACAACTATTAGCAGATTCAAAGGTAACAGATTTCTCTGATTTATTCAGATTGTTATTTGATACAGTCGATGATTGGGGTAGAGGTCATGTGGCTGAGTGTATTTTAGTTTTGGCTCAATATCAACAAAGTGATGCAGTAGTGGTAGATAAAGAGATTAACATTATGGCAATGTTTATAGAAATCATCGGCAAGGTAAAGTGAGAAAAGGATTTTGTGTATCACCATTTCGATATGCCGAAATAAGAAATAACGGAGATGTTTGGCAATGTTGTACGAGTTGGATAGAAAAACCAGCTGGTAACATCTTAACTGATAAGTGGGATGACATTTGGAATAGTGATTACGCAAAAAGATTAAGAAGAAGTATGCACAGAGGTGATTTCTCTATGTGTGATGAAAACTTATGTCCTTACATTCAAAAGTGGAATAAAGGTGAAGAGGATTATTCAGCATACTTTCCAATATATGATGAATCAACATTTGAAAAGTTGTGGGATGCAAAAGAAATAAATCCTAACGGAAAGAAAAAGTATCAAGATATAATAGAAAATAAAACTATTGATTTACCTTATGGGCCTGAGAGTGTTTCATTTGCTCATGATTCAAGTTGTAATTTGGCTTGTCCATCTTGTAGAAAAGATTTCTTTAAAACAGAGGGTAAGGATAGAGAACAAACTTACAAGATACAAGAACTAATTATGGGTGACCCTATATGTGATACTCACGAAGTTTATATAACTAACTCAGGTGATGCATTTGGAGCAGATGTATTTAGAGATTTATTAAAAATGATTAACACTAAGGACTTTCCAAACTTAGTTAATTTACATTTACATACAAATGGTAATAGTTGGTCAAGAACACATTGGAATAAACTTAAAAACTTACACGATATTCCAAGATTAACTTGTCATATTAGTATTGATGCGTGTACAAAAGAAACTTACGAAGTAGTAAGAAAGGGTGGTAAGTGGGAAACACTTCAGAAAAACTTAAAGTTTATATTTGAAGATATTCCTAATTTAAAATTTATTAGAACATCATTTGTTTGTCAAGATTTAAATTACAAAGAGATGAGTGGTTTTGTAGAATTAATTGATGATTTAAGTTATAATTCAGATGCCATAGTTGAAATAGAATTTACACAATTTACTGATTGGGGTGTGAGTTCAAAAGAAATAGTTGAACAAAGACAGATATTTAAGAGAACACATCCTAATTATAATTTGTTTTTAGAAGAATATAAAAAAATGTTAAAGTTAGATAAGAATGTACTTATTACAGATAATTTAGATATAGAGGAGTTAACATGAGTAAAGATAGAACATATCAAGAACCACCACAACCTGTGGATATTAGTGATACAGAAACAATAGTTTGTGAAGAGTGTGGAAACGCATCTTTCATACAATCATTCTTTCTGAAAAGAATATCACCATTAGTATCACCAACAGGTAAAGAAGCAATCGTACCAATACAAGTATTTGCATGTGGTAATTGTGGTTCAATACCAAAGAACATGATGAATCAAATTGCAGAGCAATAGTGTATTACAAAATAGATTTAAGTAATTACGAACCACGAGAAACTCGTACTTATTTAGAGTTTGATGAGTACAAATTTAGTACTTATCAATTAGAAACTATTGAAAAGGAATTAAATAACTTTCAAGATTCATTTGGAAGACCTTGGAAAGAGTGGGATACATCTGATTTGAAAGATAGATTGCAAAACAATTTCACATTTTATTTACTTGAGGGTGGTTGGTGTTTTATAGATTGGGATAAAAAATATCCTTATTTGTGTAATCGTTATGTGTTTCCAGAACACAGAGGCAAAGGGTTAGGAAAAGATTTGGTTTGGTTAAGGTGTAATGAAATCAAAAAACGAGGATTAAATACTGCTTCAATTAAATTAGATTGGTGGAACACACCAGCATTATCAGTCAAAAAAGATTATATTTTCACCGAAATTGATGGTATTTGATATTTATATATGAAAAGTTTTATAGAAATTAGGAAAACAATATGTCAACACAGATAACAAGAACAAAAGAATTTCTCAATTATGTTACAGGTAGTGCAGGTGGTTGGCCATCATTATCAAATGCTGGAATTCTTGGTAATATAGACTATGTCATAGACAGTGGTTCCAACGAAGTAAAATTTATAGAAATGAATACCAATATTGGAATTATTGGTAGTGCAGCAGTACAGACAGGTAGTTACTTCGATGTAATATCTGATTATGTAAATGAAAAAGGATACACGACTACTTATGTTTATGGAGAACAAAATGAAAGTGGTAAAAAAAATCCATCAACACTTCAACAACCATTAATTAGTGCTAGTTTTGCACGACATGATATAACGACCAATTTTGAATATGGTGATAGTCTTGGAAGAACATATTTTTCACAAAGAGGAGACGAAGAACACTTAGATAAGTTTCATTTATGGATGCAAACGCCTTGGTATAGTGATGATACATTAATAAACATTGTTAGTGGTTCATTTGATAAAAACACATTTAGAACTATAGTGGGTAATTCACCATTTAGTTCTTCTTTGATACCATCATTTGATAAGGATAATTATACACCAAATAACAATTATCCAGATTATGTAGTTAAAACTGCAACTCAAGATTCGAGTATTCAAACTAATAAAATTGGTTTTTACACATACAATTCAACAAGTTCAAGTTATCAAAACGCAGTTGATAGTGGTTCTTTGATAGAAGAATATATTGTTCATAGTGGAAGTTATAAAGATGGACAATCATTCTTGGGTGTAGGTAAAATAGATTTTATGTTGACACCAGAAAAGATTATTGTGTTTGGTGATAGAGATGCTGGTAAAGATATTAAACTAAAACCTACAAAAACAGATAGTTGGGATTATATATCACGAAGAGCAAAAACATCTGCAAGTGGTAGTTTAATTAAAATGTATGATGGTTCAACAAAACAAGTTCAAGATGTTGAAGTTGGGGATGTTGTTTTAAGTTATCAACCATATGGAATGCCAGATGAAACAAAAGATTATTTATCTTATACCACAACAGATTTAAGTGGTTCATTTTCTTCTGGTTCTATTGTTGTTGAAGTAATGAACACAAAAAATTATGGATATTATTTACTCAATGGTAGTATTAAAGCACCTTATAATTTACAACAGGCAAGTAGTGATGTTAGATATTTTGTAAAACAAGACGATACTTGGGAATGGATAACAACAGATGCTATTAATACTGGAGATTATCTTTTAGACCCAAGTGGTAATGAAGTAGAAGTTACATCAAAGACATCAAATGATGGTGATGAACTTTGGTATTCATTAGATGTTGAGGATATTGATACTTACTTCCAATCAAATATATTGGTTCATAATATTCCACCTAAATGTTTCGTGGCAGGAACACCAATCACTATGGGTGATGGAACTACAAAGGTTATTGAAAGAGTTGAAATTGGTGATGAAGTTATGAATTATAATTTCAAAGATGAAGAAGTTCAGATAGGTAAAGTTACCACGATTGATATGCCAATTCACGCAGATATTGTAGAGATTAGTTTTGGTGATAAGAAAACAAAGAATACCTTTGACCATCCTTATTGGGTTGTTGGAAAGGGTTGGAGTTCATATAAACCAGAGTGGACTAAAAAACGATATGATATAGAATCAAACCAATTAGAAGTTGGTGATAAGTGTTTAGAACTTCGTGATGGTAAATTAGTGGAAAGAGAAATTACTAATATTGTTGAAGATATAAATCCAGTCCAAACTTATTCATTAGAAATAACAACAAACCATAACTATTTTGCAAATGATGTATTAGTTCATAACAAATTCTGTTTAATGGAAGACCAAGTGATTAATATGGGAGATGGTGTTTATAAAAGAATTGATGAGGTAGAATTAGGTGAAAGTATTTTACAATACGATGAAGAAACTGAAGAGTTTAAAGAGGGTAAAGTAAATATGATAAGAAAGAAACTACATGATAATTGTTATGGAATCAAAGTTGAAAGTGGACAAACAATTAAAGCAACTGATAACCATCCATTTTTATTGAGAGATAAAGGTTGGTCTACAATTGCTGAGAACAATCCAATGTTTTTACAAGATGGTGGTGGTATTATAAAAGTTGGTGATTATGTTAGAGATATAGATGGATGGGTAGAAATTGTAGAAATCAATAGAATTGAGGGACAATATATAACATATAACTTGTTAGAACAAGATTATGGAACTATTATTGCTCATGATATTGTAACTCACAATTCACCTTAATAAAAACTAAAAAGGTTGTAAATGAAACTAAACGATGATTTTAAATACTCAATACAAATACCAAAGTTCTTAACACACGAAAAGTGTGATGAATTATTAGAACAAATAACCACAACAGAAGAAGTTGTAACAGGTGGAGTGGGTGGTGAGTGTGGTGAAGCAGCAATCATACCAGAAATTAGAGTTACAGAGGAGTGGTATTTATTTGACCAACCAGACAATAGATTAAGACCTGATAAATGTAATAATGATTGGAAATGGTTACAAGATAAAATATATCAAGTTGTAAAAATGGTAAATCAAGGTGTTTTTAAGTTTGATATTGAAGGTGCAGATGATGAACTAAAACTCATAAAATATCACGAGGGTGGATTTTATGGTTGGCACACAGATTTCAATGCAGGTAGTTGTTCCAATAGAAAACTTGTGGCAATCGTTCAATTGACAGACCCAAGTGAATACGAGGGTGGTGAAGTTCAATTTGGAATCCAAGATAAACATACAAAAGAGTGGTATACAATGAACCAATTAAAAGGTTCATTAACTATATTTCCTACATTTCTATCTCACAATGTAACACCAGTCACTAAAGGAACAAGATATGTTTTACAAGAATTATTCATCGGAGACCACTTCAGATGATAGAGAATCTAATACAAAAGAAAAGTTTTAAGTTTGTAGTTCACAAAGATGACTTCTTAACTGAAAAGAGGTGTGATGAACTAATCAAAATGTTTGATACTGGTATAACTATACCAGCTAAAGCGACGGTAGCAGGAACTTATACAGGAGATGGTGCTGATGTAGTAAATGAAAGTGTTCGTAAAGTTCAAGAGGTTCAATTTGATACTGATGTGATATTATCAGATGGATTCAATCTAAACAAAAATCTAACTATGGCTTGTGAAATGGCGAATAGATTATTCTTTAACTTTGACACATCAAATCAATTATCTAATATTCGTATGTTGAGATATGAAGACACAGGTAAATACGATTGGCATTTAGACATTGGAAATGAGGAAACATCAGTTCGTAAAATTACTGCTATTGTTCAGTTGTCTGATGAAAATGATTATGAGGGTGGAAATTTTGAATTTAGTATGACTGATGAAACAGGAGAGAATACAGCAGTCGGTAGTAGAAAAAAAGGAAGTCTTATCTTGTTTCCAGCTTATTTAGGACACAGAGTATCACCATTAACGAGTGGTGTTAGATATTCAGTATTGACTTGGATGTTGGGAAATGCATTTAAATAAAGTATTAGTATTAGGTTGTAGTCGTAGTGGAACAACAGAGTTTTGTAAAACACTACAAGAAGTTTCATCAAAGAAATTTGTATGGGAGTTTGGATTTGATGACAATCTTAATAGATTAGTTAGTAGTTTAGGCATTACAGAATTTTTAGATAGAATATACAAAGATAAAAATACTCTTGGAATCAAGTATGGTGTTTATCCACAGAAAAAAATACATTTAGATTTGATAGATTCCCATGATATTGTTTTTTTCTTATCAAGAAGAAATGTATTTGAACAGGCAATTTCATTGAACTTAGCAAAAAGAACGGATAAGTGGAGACCAATAGATTTTGGAGTTGAAACATTTTCACAAAAAGAGAAAGATGAATACAACAAATTAAAAATTGAAAAGATTGGGGTTGAAGATATAAAAAAAGATATACAAGGTATCAAAGAAGCATCAATCAAGGTTATTGAGTATTTAAAAAATCACAAGAGTTCAAGGATATTATTTTATGAAGATTTATTTGGATTCTTTTCAGGTGTGAAATTAAATACACAAAAGAATTATAAAAATATTGAGAACTGGCAAGAACTAAAAAACTTTTATGAAGAGAATAAAGATTTTTGTCATTTTCACTTATAAGTTTTATACTTATTTATATCTAAAAGGTTATTATGAAAACAAAATCGTTATTCGACCACATAAAACAAATTACTAATGTACAAAATCCAATGTATTGGGAATCACTTGATGAGGGTGATAAAAAAACTTGGAGTAACTACATGGTTCATAGATTTCTTAGTATGAAATCAGAGTGGTTGGTTGTAGTAAATGAAATACAAAAGTATTGGGAGTTGGCTCCTAAGAATGTGTATCAGTTTTACACCGATGTATTACCAAAGGGTAGAACATTCTTAAGGTATGTGAAATCAAAAAAGAAATCTAAAGTAGAGAAGTGGGCAATGGAACATTTAGTAGATTACTTTGAATGTAGTACACGAGAAGTAGAACAGCACTTAGATATTTTAACTAAAGAACAAGTTACCACCATCATTATGAAATATGGAGTAGATGATAAACAATTAAAAAAGATATGGAGTAAGTAATTGGTGGAGAATATCTATTGGACTGGTGGATTTGATTCTACATTCTTAGTTTGTAAAAGGTTAATTATAGAAAAGAAACCAATTGAAACATACTATTTGAATTTCCCATGTGATGGTTACCAACATAACTATAATAGATTTGATTCAAGTAATTTTCATAATTGTATGATTGATAATGAATTAAATGCTGTTGATAATGACCCATATGGTAGAAAAAGTTATGGTAGATATAGTAGATTAGTAGAAGTAGAAGTAATGAATAAATTAAGAGAAATGATTATCGATAAATTCCCATACACTAAAGAGTTGTTTCCTAAAGTGAATTTGGTTAAAGAATTTGAAATTGATTCTGAAGTCTTAAATGATTCAAAAGTTATTTGTGATGAGTATAATTCAAGACCTGATAGACCAGACCAAAGTTTGTATATGATACAATTTTCTTTAAATTTAGATAAAGATATATCTGTTGCTTGGGAAGCAGATAAGGATGGAGAAGATTATTGTTTATCAACAAGGTTGGTACGAAAGCATTTAAATAAAGAGTTAAGGGTACATAGTGATTCGATAAAAGAATTATGGTTGTATAAGAATTGGGTATTACCATTAGTAGAAACTTATAGGGAAGAGATGGTCAACATGGCACAATCTTCTAATTTCATAGATATCTTGAAACATACTTGGTCTTGTAGGTTTCCAAAGAAAAACGGAGATGTTTGTGATAATTGTACATTAGATATTAAGGAACTAAAAAGAGTTGATAATTACAAGGATATATTATGTACGACTATTTAAAAGAAATTCCACCAGAGTATAAAGAAAAATATAAAAATTCAGTTAATAATGCTCTACCTACACCTTTCGGAACTCAAGAAAGATATGATTTTGTAAAATATCAATTAATTATAATGGCATACAAAGAAGAAAATTTTATAGGTGAATGTGTAGAATCACTTATAAATCAAACTACTTCACCACATGAATTTGAAGTATTAATTATAAATAATTGTTCAGTAGAAGAAGAATTAGATAATACTGAAATGGTAGTTAAAGAAAAATTAGACAAATACAAATATGATAATATACATTTAATAAATGTAAAATTTCCTAATGAAATACAAAGTGCAGCTTTAACTGCAAAATTTGGGATAGATGTTGCATTACATAGATGGAGTAATTATGAGGATTTCAATGATGGAATAGTTGCATTTCTTGGAGCAGATAATATTTTTGGAAATCATTATGTTGAAGAAGTATTAAAATCTTTTAAAAATCCATCAAAATATAAAAACCCACATCAATTGAATCCGATAGGAGAGAGTGAGGATAGATTAGATATATTGGTAACGAATTGTGATAATTATAAGTTTACCAGTTCTGATAGTATAATTGATATTTCAGTATTGGAACCTTATCTAAATAAATTAGAAAGTATGAATGATTTATTAGGAAAGTGGTACTTTAAAAATTTTGATATAAATTGGGGAGTAAAAAAAGGAACTAAAAAAACCTTAGATGATAATTTATTGTATAGAGAGGATGATGGAACTTCAGTATGGCCCAAAACATTTAGAGCATCAACATATAATGATTTAGGTGGAATTGGAATTCAACCACAAGAAGAGCAATCTATAATCATAAAGGCCGTAGTAAATAATTGTGTTTTCAAATATAATGATATGACAAATTATACTCATGTACATAGATTAGAAAAGCCAAGAGTACCCGATGGTAGTATATCACAATGGTATTATGATAGTGCTCAAGCTTATATTAATAAGTCTGAATTAGAAGCATACTCTCTTGATTATTGGACAATGAGAAACAACATTGAAAAGTATTTTTACGAAAAAAAATTCTATAGTGGTTGGAGACCAAAGTTTTTTTCAGAACAAGACTTAGATAAAATATTAAAAGAGTCAGGAGAATCATATTTATATTTTAGAAATAAGTTTATTCACCAATATCAAGGTGAGATAAATAAGATTTACAAAAAACAAAACATCAATAAAGTTATTGATGACATAAAGAAAAACCTATAAACGAAGTGGAGTAAAAAATGAGTAAGAATTATAGAAATGAAGAAGCATTTTACATGAAAGAGATGGAATGGGGTGTTAATTCAAAAACAAACACTACTTACATGAACTACGAATTTGATATAGATTCACTATATTCAACGATGGTTAAATGTGATTACTTAGTGAGAGTAAATCCAGGTACTGATATTAATTTAAAGATTGCATCTTATGGTGGTGATGTTTATGCGATGTTAGGTTTAGTTGATTACATCAGAAGTTTAGATGTAAAGGTTAACACACATTGTGTTGGAACTTGTATGAGTGCAGCATCAGTATTGTTAGCAAGTGGTACTGGTACAAGGACTATGAGTAAAAACTCTACAGTCATGGTTCATGAGGGTTCAGCGATAGAGACTGGTAAGGTTGGTGATGTTATGAAAGGTGTTGACCATTTGAAAGAACTACAAAAAGAAATCAATAAATTGATGGAAGAAGTTACAAATAAAGATGCAAGGTTTTGGGAACTCACTCAGAGAAATGATACTTATTTGAACGCAAAACAATGTTTAGATAATGGTATCATCGATAAAATTATTTAAAATAATACTTGACAAGTATACAGAAAAAGCCTTATATTAAGGGGTATTAAATTGGAGAAAAAAATGGTAAAGGTTATAAAAGATAAACCTAAATCTAAAGCTGATGTTATTAGTTATATGGAAAACAAATATCCTAAGATGACATCTGAATTTAAAAGGATTCAAAAGGAACAATATGAATTGTTCTTAAGAAAACAACACGATTATGGTCCACAAAATATTGCAGTTGGTACTGCATTAATTAATGATGAAGATAAGAGATTATCTTTGATGGGCATTTGGTTTAGGATTAATGATAAAGTAGAAAGAATCAAAACTCTTATTATGAGGGGTGATGATGGTTCTTTAGAGAATGAGGGTTTGGTAGATAGTTATTCAGATATATCAAACTATGGAGTTATGGCACAAGTAGTAGCGAGTGGTAAATGGGCAAAATAAGTTATAGTCAGTTCTCACAATGGGACAAGTGTCCACAGATGTGGAAGTTAAATTATCTTGAAAAACTTGGTACATTTCAAGGTAATATTTATACTATCTTTGGTTCTGCACTACACGAAACTCTTCAGGCTTACTTAGTTGCATACTATGAAAAGACTGTTGCAATTGCAGATTCATTACCATTGGGTGATATTCTACAATACAGAATGGAAGAGAATTACAAACGAACTAAAGAAAACTCAAGTGAACCTGTCGATGTATCGCTCGAAGAAATGAAAGAGTTCTTCAATGATGGTCTTAATATTATTAATGAGTTCTTGAAGAGGAAGAGGGGTTACTTTCCTAAAAAAGACCATGAACTATTGGGTATTGAGTTGGATATAGATTTTAACTTACCGAGAGAAATGAGGTTTGTTGGGTTTATGGATGTGGTGATACACAATAAAAAGACTGGTAGAGTTAGGATTATCGATATCAAAACATCCACAATGGGTTGGAATAAGTATATGAAAGCTGATAAGAATAAAACTAATCAGTTGTTATTGTACAAAAAATTCTTTTCGAAACAGAGAGATATTCCAGAGGATAAAATAGATGTTGAATATTTAATATTGAAGAGAAAATTGTATGAAAATACAATGTATCCTCAGAAACGAATACAAGTGTTTTCACCAGCGAGTGGAAAACCAAGTTTGAATAAAGTTACAAGTAGATTACAAGAGTTTATAACTGATTGTTTTGATGATAATGGTATGTTGATTGAAAAAGATTACTTCAAGAATG